CCCCGTGAGGGGCCCGCGACGCAGTGCAATACACCTGTACCCTATAGGGTACATTTTCTATCCAAAGGAGCTGTATAGGTCTTGAGTGGTCCGACAACCAAAGAACGGGTCATACCCGATCCCTTAGGGATCGGCAATATGATTACCGTTTCCAAATTTCCTAGCGGTCAAGTTAATACCGTTAGGACTTCTGGGGTGCCGGATCTACCCAAGGGGAGGCAAGTTACCACCTCCGAGGGCCATCCATTCCAATCCCGTAACAGGGATAAGAATAGAAGTGATCTTGGCGGCGATTTTACGACTAATCGGCAGTATGTTGCTGGGAAGAAACTTCCTAGCGTCATGCTAACTGATAAGCGTACCGTCGACTCGATCATTACATCTACGACCTATCAAGGTCCGATGTTGCCAGTGAACCCTACCGGCTTGGTGTTTCCTCCAGACCTCAGCAGCAGTAATGCTGCTTTGGATGCTGTAGGAGCAACAGCCGTGGCTCGCTGTAAGCCCACAAACTCGGTTGCGTCTGCTTCCGTCGCACTCGGCGAACTTCTCAAGGACGGTCTCCCACATCTTGTGGGACATCGCACCTGGGAAGATAGGGCCGTCAGAGCAAAAGGTGCTGCTGACGAATTCCTAAATGTCGAGTTCGGCTGGAATCCTCTCATTTCCGACATACGTTCTTTTAGTATGGCGGTTCGTAACGCTAACTCTGTTTTAACACAGTTTGAGCGTGACAGTGGGAGGAATGTTCGCAGGCGCTTCGAGTTCCCTATACAGACAACGAAGTCGGAATCCTTGTGGGATGGAGCAAACAGGTGTTACATTAACCCGTTTAACTCCAACCTACTGGACCCGGCTGCGGTGTTGGGACCCGCGTATCGGACAAGAGTTACAGTCCGACGTCAATGGTTCTCCGGGGCATTCACCTATCGCATTCCTCTCGGGACTAGTCTCGGGAGTTCTTTGCGACGGCAATACCTGGAGGCCGGGAAACTTCTCGGCACAAACCTGACGCCAGAAACACTCTGGAACCTGGCTCCCTGGAGCTGGGCCGCAGACTGGTTTAGCAACGCGGGAGATGTAGTTTCTAATCTCTCGGATGCTGCCACCTACGGCCTGGTTTTGCGATATGGCTATGTGATGGAAGAAACCATCACTTCTGATAGCTATGTCCGCCTCGGCGACACTGGTTATAAAACCAGTGGTGCTGGGGTGTCGATGACTTTGGTAAATCATACCAAGAAACGTCGTCGAGCAAATCCCTTTGGATTTGGCATTACATGGGAAGGGTTGAACCCGATCCAGTATGCCATCCTGGCTGCTTTGGGAATCTCCCGAAGCTGACAGACAGTATTACACTGTTGACAACACCGGGGGAGCATATTGCTCCTCCTGATTTAAGGAGTATGCCTTATGTCTCTCGCAGATCCGCAGACCGTTACCATTAGCGCGGTGACTACGCCCCTCCCTCGCGTTAGCGTTGGGAAGTTCGAGTCAGCGTACCTTTCGGCAGACGGTCTGATTCAGCTCGGAGTGAGCCACGCCAATGGGCGTCGCACACGACGAGTTGTCCGGTTGGACCATTCGAAGATCAGTGCCGATGTGTTCGTGCCGTCGCAGAACGTCAAGGTCGGAATGTCCGTTTACACGGTTTTCGACCTGCCGCCTGCTGGCTACACGCCCACTGAGGCAATGGCTGTCTACCAGGGTTTCAAGACCCAGTTGGCAGCATCTTCGGACGCAATCATCACCAAGGTTCTTGGAGGTGAGTCTTAGCGTTGGATCGCGATAAGTTTGACTTCATCCTGTGGCTGGCATGTCTTATGCTAGTCGCATTTTGGGGTCTCATTATCGGAATCCTGGTCTCTGTTTACATGGGTGATGGGTTTACCCATCACGTCATTGTGATGAGCCGCCGGGTGCTTTTGGCACTCGGTGAACTCTATCCGTAAACAGCGCGGGAACTGTAAGGCTATGGAATAGACACCTCTATTAGGAGGGCTATTGAAAAGCCAAACAGTACTCTGGACAAAGCTAGCGCACGAGTGCGCTAGTTGGTGTAGCACGAGCGCCACCATGGACTGCAAAACAGTCCTGGCGCGAGTCAAACACGAAGGGCTTTCGTTTCTGACGATTACCCTTAGTGACTTTGGCAAGGCATTTGAATGCTGCCTTGATCAAGGTCACCTCGATCGACGTCTCTTTACCGGTTTCCGGTTTGGAGCAGAGCTCCCCCTATTTCTAGGAGGTTTTCTGGATCTTGTGTTTGATCGCAATAGTGGCGAGCTTCTCGAGGATCCCTCGATTGACGCAATTCGTTCTATTCGTCAGCTAACGCTGATGTTTAAACGAGTTTCCGTTCCTTGCAGTGATGCTAGGAATCGGAAAGCGGTCGAGCGGTACCTCGAGTGTGAGCAGGATGTCATGATGGACGCGGTGCGAATTCGGAATAGCCCCATTGATTTGGAGGCCTTCCATCGCATCTCTTCCATGCTTTTCGCAAACGTGTTTACATGGATTGACCGAAAGGTCTTCCGTGGAGACATTATGCCTAAGCATGGACCAGGCTCTACTGCTGATGGTCTTCTTGGAAACAAGAAGTTCAATCAAACAGTCTGGCCGATCCGTCTGGAAGGATACTTTCCTATGTTGGAGAATATCCTTCCTAACTCCCGTTATTACGAGGAGCTGGACGGGATTGACATCCTCGAACCTGACCAAGAAGTGCCCGTTAAGGTCACTCTTGTGCCTAAGACACTCAAAACACCAAGGATCATTGCCCAAGAGCCTACTGCTATGCAATATGCACAGCAGTCTCTCTTGGAAGTGATCTTGGAAGGACTTCGTGCCGAGCACGAAGAAATTCGTAAGAGTCACTACTTGCGATCCTTCCTGGGGTTCGATGACCAGACGATTAATAACCGTATGGCTCTCGAGGGTTCCCTTTCTGGGGACTCAGCGACGCTAGATCTTAGCGACGCTTCCGACCGTGTTTCGAATGAGCTCGTAATGGAACTACTCCGTAACCACCTTCACTTGCGTGAGGCGGTTGCAGCGTGTCGTTCCACGAAGGCTCATGTACCTATTGTAGATCGTGTTATCGAACTCAATAAGTACGCGTCTATGGGTTCGGCCCTCTGCTTTCCCATGGAGGCCATGATGTTTCTTGTCATGGTCTTTGTTGGGATTGAAGAAGGTCTAGCTCGCCCCTTGACCGGTAAGGACATATATGCCTTTATCGGTAAGGTGCGCATCTATGGGGATGATATCATCATTCCTGTGGAATTCGTGCGTCCGGTTCTACGTTCCCTCGAGCGCTTCGGTGCCCGAGTTAACGATACGAAGTCTTTCTGGACTGGAAAGTTCAGAGAGTCTTGCGGTAAGGAGTATTATGATGGGAATGACGTTTCAATCGTCAAACTCAATCATCTTCTCCCTACGAACCGGCAGGACGCGGCAGGAATCAAAAGCATGGTTGCTTTCCGTAACCACCTGTACTTTGGTGGTTACTGGGCAACCTGCTCTTGGTTGGATGGATACATCCTGGATTTGATTCGTCACTTCCCGGTTGTACTTCCCTCCTCACCTGTGCACGGTAGGCACAGCTTTCTGGGTTATGAAACTCAGAGAATGTGCACTCGCCTATTCCGACCCCTAGTGAAGGGTTGGGTAGACGATCCACGTATCCCCGAGAATCCTCTCGATGGTACTGGTGCCTTGCTTAAGTTCTTCCTTAAGCGTGGCGGGCAACCGTCAGCTGACGAGAAGCACTTAGAGCGTTCTGGACGCCCTCAGTCCGTCTACATCAAGCTGAGGAATGCTACTCCGTACTAATGGAGTAGGTGGCGAAAGCCACGTGCGGGAGGTGG